AACATGTCAAGGCTACATTTAGCGCCTAACCTCGAAGCCGCCGTCACATGCGGCAACCCCCAACTCAGCAATCAGCGTCCGGATGCTCTCGACGCTCCAAGCCCGCGTGCGGGGACTGAGCAACACGCCGGCCGGGTAGCGCCCCGACTTGACGCCCGCCCACCAGGTAGCACGGCAAACGGGGATGAGCGGAGGGATGTTGCGCTTAGGGCAGCCGATGATCTGGGGCAAACGAACGTAACCAATCTCAGGAAGCATGTAATCCAATCCGGTACATTATTGTCTAATGGCAACCATATAGCCTCAAGAGTAATAACGCAACCGTCATTACTTGACGAGCGGAGTCATTACGGGCTATCGTGCTTTTAGAAGAGCGCTGGGGCTCAACCTTGGGCCACAAAAGGCCATCCCCCAGCGCCTCTTTCGGGTAAACAACTTAGCGGAGGTAACGGATCATGCGCTAATCAATAGCCCTCCCCAGTGAGTTCGCGCCCTCATCTGATTTGGCGCGATGGTGGAGGCAAGCCGGTATGGATGCCCCGTAAGTACGCACGGTATGAAGTGGATTGGAGAATGCTTCGGACGCGAGTTCGATTCTCGCCGAGTCCACCACTCAGAGCACGGAAGTAACTGATCTCGATTCGCGCATGGGTCGAGAGGGCAGCGAAAAGAGTGCTCTGAGTTGTGGGCTCGTCATGGTTTCGACGGGGGGTTTGAAGGTTCATGGACTGTGCCGGGATTGGTGCTCACCGTAACGAGAGCCGGAACATAACTGCGACCGAACGTCACAGCGAGCGGAAGAGCAACGTACTGGCATTCGTGCCCCGTATGGCTGCTCCGATGCAAATGGCAGCCTAACCACTGCCGGGGTAAGCCGGATGAAGCCTAGCAACAGAAAAGGCCGGCAAACTTTAGCAAGCAATGTGCCGAACGCTCCGCATTGCATGGGGTGAGAATGTGGATGCGATCCGGCCACTAGGTAAGCGTGAGATGACTATCTACCTCACGTTGCTACGCGAAGGAATGAGCGAGATCCAACGCGCCGCAGCCGAACTTACCGCTATGGCAGTGATCGCCGCCAACCCCTTGCTAGACGAAGTGAAGACATTTATCAAAGACGATTACACGGGACCGCGCAATAGACGGAAGGATGACCCAAAATGATTCGCAGGATTGCACTCGCATCACTCTTACTCTTCACATTACCGTTGCTCAGTCAGTCGCCCGTATGGGTTATGGTTGCGCCCGAGAGCGCGAGCCTGGCGGTTACGTTACCGGCCGGCGCTACCTATCGCTTCGGCGATCACGTCAATGAGTTGTGGAGCGCTCCGATCACTCTCAGCGCCGCCGTTACTCTCAGCCCGCTTTATCAGCCCGCTGGCGTCTTCCCGTTCGATGATCCGGACGTTGGGCAGGGGAAAGAGTTGGACGTACTAGAGATCGCAGGGACGCAGTCCGTCAGCGTTTCAGACTTGACGCTCATCCCTTTAGCGCCGACCGCTCGCATCATTCCCGGCCTGGTGCCGGCGGTCACTCTCCCCGTCCTGCCCGGCTCGGTCCATACGCTCACGTTTACCAACTTCGTCGGTACCGATATCGCGCCCAGCGTGCCAGCGTTAGTCTTCGTCAACGCGGCGGCAGATCTCTCATACCGCACTTGGGAGGGAACCAGCATGGAGCTAGACATTGACGGGGTAGCTCTGATTTGCAGCTTCGGCGATACCTACACCGATCAGACGTACACCCTCAGTTGCAGCGTGCCCCAATGACCGTAGACGCCCAACTCATCCAGATCCAGCGCAAACTAAACGAGCGCACTATGGGCTCGCCGTTGCCCCCAGATCGCGTCAACAGTCCAACATGGATAGAGTCGCCTACTCGTCCCTTGGACCGTCCGGATCGGGAGGATCTTCTAAGCTGCGACCTGGCCCCTCAATTGGCGCTCTAAGAAATCTGCCCACCATTGCATCATCGCCGCACGTTGCTTCAAATACTTCGCGTGATTGTAGGCAGCGGCAACCTTGTTTCGCTTCACATGAGCAAGCTGCAGTTCTACGTGCGCCTCTTCAAAATCGTTCTCATAGAGGATCGTACTGGCGAGTCCCCTAAACCCGTGGCCGGTCATATCGCCCTTATAGCCCATGCGGTAGAGAGCAAATAAGATGGTGTTGTTACTCATCGTCTTTGTACGATCGATATCGCCGGGGAACATTAGCTCGCCGTCGCCGGTGACGGACTTTAGCAAGGTAAGAACCTCTATCGCCTGAGTCGACAACGGAATTATGTGGGGCGTTTTCTTTTTCATGCGCTCAGCCGGTATGTCCCAGCGTTTTGCTACCCAATCGATCTCAGCCCATCGGCCGCCGATCATCTCGCTCGTTCGCAGGAATACCAGCGCCATGAGCTTCATCGCGAGCCGGGTGACAACCTGCCCGCGATAGACCTCAATATCACGTAGGAGCTTCGGGAGCTCCGCCGCATCGATCCTGGCCTGATTGGTCACGCTGGTCGACTTGAGAACGTCTGCCGGTTTGATATCGGCCGCGGGGTTGCGCTTACAGTGGCCGTGAGCGATGGCGTAGCGAAAGATCTGCCCGGTTGTCTGAAGCGCTCGCTTGGCAACGTCCCCTGCCCCGCGATCCTCGATAGCCTTCGCCATCTTTACTAATTCGGGCGCTTCAATCTCCCCAATCGGACGAGTCCCGAGCATGGGGTATACGTTCGCCTCAAGTCTGTTCTTAGTGGCATCGACGTGCTGTAGGCTTTTGCCCGCGCTCCAGCGCTCCGCCCATAGCTTAGCTACAGTCTCGAAGCTACCAGCGTCCCCCGTCGCGCTGGCGGCCTTCTCAGCCTTCCTCAAGGCCATCGGGTCACTGCCTGCCGCCAAGAGCTTCCTCGCGGCCCCGTGGCGCTCCCTGGCATCCACCAGAGGTACATCGGGATACCCTCCAAAGCTCATCAGCTTCTCTTTGCCGCCGAAGCGGTATTTCCAGCGCCAGACCCAATGGCCGGCTAAACCCCCCAGATGGTAAAGCTATATCTTTGTTACCCATGTGCCGCTCGCGCAAAAGGTTGCGTGACCGTCTTGGGAGAAAACCCATAGTCCATTTGTGGCGCAAGATCCGGACGGAGCCGAAGCCGCTTGCCCCATGTATGAGTCGCTTCCCATAATGCCGACTACTGAGAAGGGCCACGGGATCGCAGCGCCGGGAGTATAGCCAACGCCGAAGTATCCATGATGGCTACCGCCAAGATTGTTATCCATGATGAAGTTGAGCGTTGAGTTATCGGCGTGTAACCAGTATTGGCCGGGATTGCTCGCGGCGCTATACCCCGTCATGGTGAAAGATGCTAGGTTGCTCGGGATTGTTCCGGCCTTAGGTTGATACCCAGAGACGATTAGCGTAGCGGCGGAGGGACTCAGACTGTCATCATATCCGCCGATCCATTTCGCTCCGTAGAATTGCGCGAGCATCCCACGGTTGCAACTCCAAACTCCCGCCCCAATTGCGCTAGTGGCGTCCCCAATACATAAAGTTCCGTCGCCTGGGGCTTCCTCATATTGCCCCCCGTCCCGCAATGTAAGGTGCGTCGGCGTTAGACCAGCAAAGAGAGAATCAAAGCGGTATCCACTTGCGGCGGTCGCGTCATGGCCCCCATCCTCAAAGCCTGTAAACGTACTCCAAGTAGGTACCTGAGTTGCTTTGACAATTCCATTGGTTACTGTAAGGCCGGTCTTACCGAAGTCCATCGAAAGATTTCCGCCCATATCTGAGCGGATTATTTCAAAGCGGCCGCTCGTGGGGTTGTAACGTAAGTCCGTCCCCGTCGATCCGTCGCGAAAGATCACGCCGGTTGTAGCCGTCGCGTGAGTTGAGAAGCCCAGAGCGATACACATAAGCGTCCCGCCGCATCCTGGTATTGAATTGCCCGTTGGGGAAGGCGTAGCGGAATCGACCGGCCAATGATCCGCATGAATCATACCCCTGTATGGCCCTTGAAGCGTTGCCCATGCTGGGGCGTAATACTTGCCAGTTGCCCCAAGATAGTCCGAGTCTAATCGCCCGTTGAAGTAGCTATGACGTACATTCACTGAGGGAGCCATCCCGCCCCCAAGACCATAAACGCCATCGATATCCCGATAGTTCCACATCCACGGGTTATCGAAAAAAGAGTTATAAGCGGTGAAGGAAACCGACGCAGAGATGTTATTCGCGTTTAGAACGTGATGCCCCGCGCCGAATGCCGTTGAAGGGGGCGGCATGATAGCAAGGTAAGTGCCGTCAGGAATGTGCGACACCGTGGCCGCGGTTACTGTGTTGGCTGCCGCTATGCCTAATGTGATGGAAGTCCCCGAGCAGGAAGATACGGGGTAAGAGGGAGCGCCCGCGCCTGGGATGTTTACCCAATGGCCGGCTAAACCCGTGCAAGATCCGACCGTCCCGATTGTATTGCCGGCCGCGATTGTGAGGGGCGTAGTCGTCGGATCGTAGACGCCTACCACGTCGCCGCCTTGTACCATCGATACGTTTACCGTTCCCGAGTGGGGGAACAAACTCTCAAATTGATTTGCAGATCTATCGCCTACGATCAGTGCGTTAGAGCCGGTCGATCCATATACCTGCTCATAGTAAATCTGATGACTGCCACTCATGCCCGGTCCCGAATCGGTCGGCTCATAGTCCGTCATCGCGAGATAGTTGCCGACCGCGCCGCCGCACTGGTAAGGCGTTCCGGCCGTATGCGAGAATGACAACCAAGCCTGTACCGTTTGCACGCCGCTCACGGGGGCGGGCGCTGAGGTTAGCTTTACTACCTCGTTACGCGAAGGCCCGCGAATATCGCATAACTCGCCAACAGTCAACGTCGTACTCGTATTCAATCCGAACGTAACCAGGTTGGCCGATAATTTGCCTGTAGTGTTTGGCGCGAGCCGCGGAGAGTCTACATTCGTGGCTAAGGTTCCGCCGTTGCCCACGGGGACGGTAAAACTCGTGGTGATGTTTGCAACGTTATCGGAGGTTGTAGAAACATAGGTAGCCGTCCCCGTGACCGCCGTATCCAAGTCAACCGCCGGCGAATCGTTCCCGGTTTGAGTCGCGAAAGCTGATGGGGTTAGAGTAAGCACGGTTGAGCCAGAGCCGCCCGTAACCACAACCCCCGTGTACTCGCCCGATTCGGAGCTTTGGTTATGAATGCCGGTGTATGTCCCTTCATCTGAAGGGGTGATGCGGGCAGATCTCTCGCTAACAAGTTCGTTGATTTCTGTAAAGTCTCCGCTCGCCGTAGAGTTGCTCGTAAGCGCCAGGTTTCCCGTAATGCCGCTAGTGTAGTTATTCAAATTCAAACTCAACGTAAGCGGGAGAGCCCAGCCTTGATTCGACGTGAGCCCGTCGCCGGGATTGCCGTAGTTAGCTCCCGGCGAATAAGAATTGAAATACCAGAATCCGATTCCCCCGCCAGGGAAATCCGCGCCCGCATTGCTAAGCGAGTCGCCGGGTAATTGATACTCCGTGTGAGTGTTGATCGAAGGATAGAACGCAGTGTATTGCGTGCCCCCGCCAGGTGCGCCCAGGATCGTAACCGCCGGCGCATCGTTCGCGGACATATTCGTAATGGGAGCGCCGGCCACGTCTCCGATTGCGCCAGGCGTGTGCAAGTTTGCTGCCGGTCCTGCCGGCCCAACGGTCCCCGCACGCGACACAAGCGCGTTGGGGCTTGCGGTGAGCGTAAGGGTTACGTTGGTTGCCGAGAAGGTTCCCGAAGTTGAAAATTTTACGTGAGTCAGACCGGCCAAACTGACTTGATATAGTCCGTTTGCGGTAGCGGTCACGGTGTTGGTTGGCGTCACGCCTGGGCTCGCGGCCGAATATATCGGAAGCGAGTAATAAGTTGCGCCGTTGTCTGCGCTCCCGAGCACGCTGATAGTGACCGTAGCCAGAGAGGTACCCGTGAGGGTGATCGTCCCTGACGCGAAAGAGCTTCCGATAGTTGAAGAGACTGTGAGCCCGTTGAGTTGAATAGCCGTACTGGTCTGCCCGCTACTCGTAAATACCTTGACGGGAAAAACCGAGTTACTATACGGGCTTGCTTGAGGGTGAGCAGCGGGAGCCCCCAGGCCGAAGCATAGGGCGAGCGCGAGTAATACCTTAGTTCTCATTATGTGGATGCCTCCGTTATTATTTCTACATGATTTCTGTTACCGACGTATCCGCAATGACGGCCGTATCCACCCCCTCGTCATTGCTGTATGCAGAAATATTTACCCGCCGTAAGGCGCGGCAACGTCTCTTCGATTACATTCGCTACACTTCGCCAAAGTTCAAAGCGTCGGCTTTCACGGATGCCGTTTGCACCGCGCTCGATAAGTTTGTTGAAGATGTGCAAGCCGGCAAGCGCCCCATTCTCATCCTGCAGGCTCCGCCGCAACACGGTAAGTCTGAGATCGCTTCCCGCAAGCTGCCGGCGTATCTGCTTGGAAGGTTCCCTGATTGGCGCATTGCCGCGGCGAGCTACGGCGATGAGTTGGCCGGCGCGATGGCTCAAGACGTGCGCCGCAACATCGCATCGGACGAGCACAAGCGACTCTTCCCCGCGCCCGAAGAGAAAAAGAAATATGACGTAAACCGCATGGGCGACTTTAGCGCTCCTGGCGGTACCGGCAGCTATCTAGGCGTAGGCGTAGGCGGAGGACTCACGGGCAAGAGCGCAACTATCGGCATCATTGACGATCCGATAAAGAACGAAAAGGAAGCGCTCAGCGTCACAACCAAAGAGGGCTTATGGTCCTGGTATCAAGCCACGTTTACTACCCGTCTCTCTGAGAACTCGGGACAGGTAATTATGGCAACGTCCTGGGCGGCCGATGATCTAGTTGGGCGCATCATCGATCAATTCGCCGGCGATCCCCGCCTTACGCATCTGCGATTTCCCGCAATCAACCTGCCCGATGAGTCAGGCTACCGTGCTGAGCTTCCGGAGGGCGCTCTCTGCCCAGAGCTTCACAGTTTAGCGAAGCTCTACGAAACGAAGGGTGTCTTCTCGGATTACTGGTGGAGCGCTCTTTATCAGCAAAGCCCGAAGGCTCTGGGCGGAAACGTATTCAAGGATTTTTGTATTCAGCATTACAACCCGAACGATCTGCCGAAGAAATTTGACAAGGTAATAGCGTCATGGGATTGCACTTTCAAAGACACGGACGGCACCGATTTCGTAGTTGGGCAGGTATGGGGCAAAAAGGGAGCCAACAGCTACCTACTAGATCAGATCCGCGCCCGCATGAGTTTCAGCGTTACATGCAAAGCCATCGTTACTCAAAAAACTAAATGGCCGGCGATCCGCGAGATCCTCATCGAAGATAAGGCCAACGGTCCCGCCGTGATCGATGTACTCAAGGCGCTAGTACCTGGGATCATTCCGATTGAGCCCGACGGCTCCAAGCTGGCCCGCGCCCATGCAGTTACAAGTTATTGGGAAGCGCTCAATATATGGCTGCCGAATATGGAGCTTCATTCCTGGGTACGCGCATACATTTCGGAGATGACAACCTTCCCGGCCGCGGCGCATGACGATCAGGTTGACTCGACAACTCAGGCGCTTCGCCGGCTCTACCCTCTATTCGGAACTCTCAAAATAAACCGGAGTGCCATAAATAAGGCGCTTGGGATAAGGTAATAATCTATGACTCTGCTCCGTAATCTATGGGCACGCTTCCGTAAGACGCCCGCGCCGCTCTCAGTGGTACCCGTCCCCGAACGTGGGGAGGGCTTAGCGCGTGCTCTCGCGAAGGCAAAAGAGACGGCCGGCCGTAAGAGATATCAGTACCCCGTCAAGCTCCCCGATCTGATGCCGGGGATTGTGCCCGCCACTACAAAATCCGCAATCGCCCAGGACAGCAATTTTTCAGGGATGACTAATTTCCCAGGCGCGGGCGGATACGCTTACGGCGATGCTGCCGGCTTCCCTGGCTACCCTTATCTAGCCAATCTCGCTACTCGCGCCGAATATCGGGCGTTCGCGTCTACTCTGGCGACGGAGCGCACGCGGGAATGGATCGTACTCAATAGCACGGATACCGCCGGCGAGAAGACGAAGGAAAGGATTACCGAACTTACTCAAGCGCTCAAAGATATCAAGCTACAAAAAGTTATGCGGCTCGCCGCGGAGCAGGATTGTCTTTACGGCCGCGGGCAGATCTTTATCAAGATCAAGGGCGCTGATGACTCCCTTCCTCTCATCCTAAGCAATAAGACAATCAAAAAGGATAGCTTCGAGAGCGTCACGAACGTTGAGCCCATTTGGACAACGCCCAGCGCCTACAACGCTCTTGATCCGACGGCCGCGGATTTCTACAAGCCTTCTAAGTGGTGGATGCTCGGGAAGGAAGTCCACTCTTCGCGCCTAATGACGATGATCACGCGAGAGCTTCCGGACATACTCAAGCCGGCCTTCAATTTCAGCGGCATTAGCTTGAGCCAACTCGCAGAGCCCTACGTCGATAACTGGCTTCGTACCCGTCAGAGCGTGGCTGATCTAATCAATAACTTTTCCATCACTGCCCTCAAAACCAGCATGGCTCAAGTGTTGCAGGGCGGCGACGGGCCGGAATGTGACGGAACGGATCTCTTCGAGCGTGCGGATCTGTTTACGGCCGGCCGTAGCAACAAAGGGCTCATGTTGCTCGATAAGGATAGCGAAGAGCTTGTACAAGTAAACACGCCCCTGGGCGGCCTGCATGAGCTTCAAGCCCAGGCGCAAGAGCAGATGTGTTCGGTAAGCCGTACCCCTGCAATCATCCTTACCGGCATCTCTCCGAGCGGGCTCAACGCTTCGAGTGAGGGGGAGATAAGTACCTTCGAGGATTGGATTGCGGCATTACAGGAAGCATTCGACCGCGAGCCGATTGAGACAATCCTCAAGGTTATGCAACTTTCGATGTATGGCGAGATTGATCCCGATATAACTTTTGCGTTTGTCCCGTTGCGGCAGATGACAAAGAAAGAACTCGCAGAGATCCGGACGGCAGACAGCACCACGGACACGAATTACATTGACCGCGGCGTGCTCGATCCGATGGAAGTTAGAGAGAAGATCGCTAGAGATCCAGATAGCGGATACCAGGGGCTTGATCTCAATTTGGTAATTACACCGCCCAGTGAGGGTAACGGAGATACAGACGATGAAGACGATAACGAAAAGTAAGAAAGTCCTGCTCGGGCTCGGAGTGATGGTGTTGGTTTGCGTCACTGTTGCGTTTGCCGCAGTCAACGTCAAGGGTTTGATCGTTGACGCGCTCACGGGTTACACCGTCGGCGGAGCCGCCCCGAGCAACCATACGCTTTGCGGTAACGGTACGGTTTACGTTGACGCCGCGGCGTGCGGTCCCGTGCTCTTTAGCGCTACGCATGATGTGACCGGCTCGCGTGCGTGGAGTAGCGTTTACCAAAATACAACCGGGTTGCCGATGAGCGTTGACGGTTACGGGTTGGCCGTCACTGGATCTAGCACGAACAATATCAGTTGCTTCGTCGGAACAACGAGCACGCCGACGATTGAGCCATTTAGCCAAACGGGTACCGCTACCGTATCGGGCGGCGCGGCGTCGTTTCATCTCCTAGCGCCGAATAACAGTTATTACGAATGCTTCAAAGTGAACGATATGGCGGGCAGCCCTGCGTCTTGGGTAGAGACATACTAGCCAAGCCCAAAGTCGCCAGGGCGGTACACGCTAACCGCGGGACGGCCGCCCTCTACCATCGTCGCATGATGACATTGATTGATGAGATGGACGCGAGCATTTTGCACTGGCTAACGTCTACCTACCGCAAGTCTCCGCCCTTGCTTGCTCAGGATGCGAGCCCCGTAAATGCGATGCGGAAACAGTTGAAAGAGCTTGCTGCGCGTTGGATCAAGCGCTTCGATGACGCCGCGCCGGTCATTGCCGAAGCCTATCTAAAAGGGGCATTCAAGGCGACGGATTCCGCGATGCGTCAGGCTCTCAAAGATGCGGGTTGGACGGTAAAATTTGAGATGACGCCGGCAATGCGAGAAGCCTACGACGCATCTCTAACAGAAAATATCGGGCTCATCCGTTCGATCCCGCAACAGTATTTACAGCAAGTCGAAGGGATCGCGATGCGGTCCTATACCGCCGGCCGGGATCTCGAAACGATGGTAAAGGCTCTCAAACGGCTTTATCCGAAGGCTGCCAATCGCGCCGCGCTTATCTCGCTCGACCAGAGCAACAAGGCTAACGCAGTAGTGACCCAGGCTCGCCAGTTAGAGCTAGGGATCGTGGAAGCCATATGGATGCACTCGCACGCCGGCAAGACGCCGCGCCCCACGCACGTCGCCATGAATGGCAAGCCCTATAAGGTAGCTCAGGGGATGTGGGATAGCGATGAGAAGAAATGGATATTCCCTGGGGAGTTGATCAGTTGCCGTTGTACCGGCCGCTCGGTTATTCCCAGCTTTACCCGTAAGTAACAAAGCCGTCAATAATATACGATAAAAATAAGATTTGCAACTTGCAAATAATCGTGTAATGCTTTCCGTAATATGTCTCAGGATCTCAATCCCGCCGTAATCGTTGCGCTTGACGCATCGGTGCGGAGTTACGACGCCAACGGCCGCCTTCACATCAGCAAGACGCACATCACTAAGGCGACTGTAAACCCCTATTTCGGTATGGAGATCCCGAATAGCGCGGCTCTGGGGCTTGATCCCAAGACGATTTATTACCTGCTTCGCTCGCCCGAAGAGCTTGCGAAAGCCGCTCCCACTTTCGAGCGTATTCAAATTCTGATTAAGCATAAGCCGATTCTCAATACCGATCCGCCGAAGATGATCACGGTTGGTACTACGGGATCGGATGTAAGTTTTGAGGCTCCCTATCTTGACGCCGATGTATGTCTCTGGGATGAGACAGCAATCGCCGGTATCGAGACGAAGACTCAACACGAATGGAGTTGCGCCTATCGCTATGTTGCCGTGATGACCTCCGGCATATTTGAAGGGCAGCGGTACGACGGAATTATGACCGATATTCAGGCCGATCACCTTGCCATTGTGGAAGATGGCCGCGCCGGAAGCGACGTAATAGCTGCAGATGAGGAAATCAATCCGCTCGCCCTAGATGGCTTCAATGAGTCGGATCATCCCCGCGCAACTAACGGCGAATTTGGATCTGCCGGGGGCGGCGCTACTGGGCCTGTTTCAGTGAAAGTCGAATCAAAGCGGCATCCATTCGTTGACACTTTTATGCGCGAGCATACAACGATTGCGGGGCAAGAGAAGCATTTGCAAAGCGTCCCCACGGAAAAGTTGCATACCGCATTGAAGTTGATTGAGAAGTCGGGAGCCATTGAAGCGGGATCAACGCACGTAAAGAAATTGATTGAGCGCGAGCTAATCAGTCGCACTCGCTCAGTAATAGCTGCAGATGAGGATATAAAAACAATGCCGAAAACTACCAAACTGGGCACTGCCCTACTCGCGACTCTTGGAGGTATGTCCGCAAAGCTGGCGCTCGATTCCGCGCTCCCCGCTTTGGTAGGGCAGGCCGTCAAGAAAACCTTCAACAAGGCCGACGTAAGCGCGAAGCTAATCGCGATGGACGCCGATCTCAAGCCCGCGGCGATTACCGCCGTTTTCGATTCGTTGCTGGCATTGGACGAAGAGAAAAAGGAAGTTGCCGAAGACGACGACGAACATCCGAAGGATTGCGACTGTAAGGAATGCAAGAAAGTCGCCCAGGATGCCGCCGACGATGAGGAAAAGAAAGAGAAGAAACTCGCCGAAGACGCAGACAAGAAACTTGAGGGAGCGATGGACAGCTTTCGCAAGGATCTCCGCGCCGCCAACGAAGCCCGTCTCGCCGTTCGGCCAGTTGTCGGCGATGTGATCGCCCAGGACTCAGCCGAAGAGATTTACGGCTTTGCTCTGGATCATTTGAAGGTTGACCGCGCCGGCGTTACTGGCGTGCCGGCTCTCAAGTCGCTCTTCACTCTCGCTCAGTCCTCGCGCTCTACCGCCCCCGTCGCAATCGCTCAGGACTCCGCCGGCGCTGCCGCCAGGTTCCCGAATGCGAGCCGTTTCCGTCAGGGGTAAACGCAGAACGTAACCAGTTTTGAATAGCAGCAAACCGGAGGACCACAAATGTTTCAGAAGTCCGTCAATCTTTACAACCCGCTCGCAGTTGAGGGAGATTTCGCCGACGCGAATCCTCGCGCAACTGTACTCGCTGGGGAAGGCGGCCTTGTGGCCGGTCCCCTTGGAGTGACAGTCGGCCGTTTTGCCTGGGTATCGGCAGACGGTAAGACAGTCACGAATTACGGCGAAGGCGCTGCCGCGCCGGATGGCTTCGTTCACCGTCAGGAAGGCGCAGCGTTGATTACTGCATTCCTGGGGGAAGCGTCCAACCTGATTCTGGCCGGCTTCCCCGTCACTCTGCATAGCAATGGCGGTTTCTTCGTCAAGGCTAACGGAGCGGCTTCCACTCGGGGCGGCTCGGTTTACGCGAGCTACGCAGACGGCTCCGCATGGATGGGCGCGGCTCCCGCCGGCTCAACGGCAACCGGCTCAGTCGGCGCAACCTTCACCGCAACGGCCACGGGCGCGAGCCTGGCGGTCACTGCAGTAACCGGGCTGATCTCCATTGGAGATTTGATCGCCGGCACTGGCGTACCTGCCGGGACCGCGATTCTCGCTCAGGTGAGCGGCACAACCGGCGGCGCGGGAACGTACACCACCAGCGTTGTGACAACGGCAGCGGCAGCAACCGTAACCAGCTTCGGCAACGTTTTGGACGTTACCGCAGTTGCAACCGGCGTGCTCTCCGTTGGCGACGGCATCACCGGGACCGGCGTACCTGCAGGCGCAACCATCGCATCGCAGGTTAGCGGAGCGGCCGGCGGCATCGGCATTTACACGCTCAACATCCCTGCAACTGCATACGCGGCTTCCACGGCGCTCACGGTTGCCGGCGGCATCCTCACGAAGTTCGTAGCCAAGTCCGCTGTCAACGTCGGCGAGCTTGCAAAAATCTCAACGTGGGGTAACTAAGCCAGTCATGGACCCAATACTCGTAGCGCTCGCAATGGACGCAGGTATCAACTTTATGGGTGTTGAAGCAATGCTTCAATTGCCCAACGTGGCTCACAGCATCCGTGTTGCAATGGACGCTCAGCCGGCACTCATCACCAGTAGCAACGCAGGCATCCCCGCGTTTCTTTCGACGTACATCGATCCCAAGTTGATTGAGATCCTGGTTGCGCCGATGAAGGCCGCGGAGATCGTTGGCGAAGAGGTAAAGAAGGGCGATTGGACAACGGACACAGCGATGTTCCCCGTTGTGGAATCGACCGGCGAGACTTCGAGCTACGGCGATTACAGCAACAATGGCGTTGCCGGCGCGAATACCGACTTCCCTCAGCGGCAGAGTTATCACTACCAGGTGATTACTCAGTGGGGCGAGAAGGAACTCGCGAAGGCGGCTCTGGCGAAAATCGACTGGGCGAATCGCGTCAACCTCGCTTCGGTCCTGACGCTCAACAAGTTTCAGAACAAGACGTATTTCTTCGGAGTGAACGGCCTGCAGAATTACGGCTTGCTCAACGATCCCAACCTTTACGCCCCCATCGCTCCCACAAACGAGAGCGGAAACATTACCTGGGCGAACAAGGATGCTCTTGGGATCTACGCCGATATCCTCGCGCTCTTCACTCAGTTGCAGACGCAGACGCAGAACACCAGCCTTGTTGAGATGGATGCAAAGATGACCCTGGCGCTTTCGTCAGGAGTGCAACCCAACCTCGGCAAAGTCACGCAGTACAACGTCAACGTGAAGACCATGATCAAGGATAACTTTCCCAATCTGCGAATCGAGACTGCTCCCGAATACTCGACCGCCGCGGGCAATCTCGTACAGCTTATCGTGGATGAGGTTGAGGGGCAGCGCACCGTGGACGTGGCTTTCACCGAGAAGCTACGGGCTCACCCGATTGTTATCGAGATGAGCGCCTTCAAGCAAAAGAAGTCGCAGGGCACGTTCGGCGCGATTGTCTATCGTCCGATGTTCATCGCGGCAATGCTGGGCGTATAGTCGCGATTTGTGATACCGTAGGTACATGGACAATTTCTATGTGTACATGTACCTACGCACAAATTCATCGAAGCATGGCGAAGCGGGTTCCCCTTATTACATCGGCAAAGGTAAGGGGCATAGAGTATTAGATTCCAATCGTCACATCCCTCGCCCTACCGATACTGCCAACATTGTTTTCTTTGCTACAGATCTAACTGAATGGGACGCTCACCAGTTAGAGATGCTTCTCATTCATCGTTTTGGGCGTATTGATCTCGGAACAGGATCACTTAGAAATTTGACCGATGGCGGCGAAGGCCAGAGCGGACGTATTCAACCCGAAGATGAAAAGCGGCGGAAGTCTGAATGGATGAAGGCCAACCCCAATCGAGGTAATGCAGTTTGCCCGAAGTGGCCTAAAGGTAAGCCTAGATCGGAAGAAACAAAAGCTAAACAGTCGGCGTCGATGAAGGGCAAGCCGGCTTGGAATAAAGGTAAGAATATTGGACCAGCGTGGAATAAGGGAATACCCGGAAAGCCTCACTCGGAAGAGACGAAACTAAAAATGACTGAGGCTCAAAAACGAAGGTGGAAGGCTCGGCATAGCTCGGTAACTGTTGACGGTGTAAAGTAATTGGAGG